TATTTTGGGTCTGTGATCACCAAAATATGTCCGGTCTTTGCATCCGCAGCAAATTCACCGTTTCTACTATCATGCCATTCAAGAGTGATACCTGCATAATCAAATGCTAAATCTATCAGGTATTTTACTGACAAGCAACGGTTAGTTGCGATTACATAGTCATCTGGATCTTTTTGTTGAACCATACGCCACATGGCTTCAACATAATCTTTAGCATGACCCCAATCACGAATGGCATGAATATTACCGACCACTAAAGGTTCCGTAGAACCTTTTGCGATACGAGCAGCAGCCTTAGTAACCTTGCGAGTTACGAATGTCTCACCTCTGCGTGGACTCTCATGATTGAATAGAATGCCTGATGAAATATGCATACCATATGATTTGCGATAGTTATCACATAGCCAATGTGCATAAAGCTTCGCAGACCCATATGGGCTACAAGGCTGAAATGGCGAATCTTCATCTTGTGGTCCAGGTGTCGAACCAAACATTTCTGACGTGCTAGCTTGATAGATATGACAATTATCTTGTATGCCTGCAGACCGAACAGCTTCAAGTATCTTTAGCACACCTAGCCCATCAGTCATAAGAGTATATTCAGGAATCTCAAAGCTAACCTTGACATGAGACTGTGCCGCAAGATTGTATATCTCATGCGGCCTCACTTGCGAGATGACAGATGTCATTGCGCTACCATCAGTAACATCACCAAAATGTAGCTTTAATTTGTCAAAGATATGATCAATTCGTCCAGTATTGAAAGATGAGGAACGACGGATGATACCGTGAACCTCATATCCTTTCTCTAGCAGCAATTCAGCCAGATATGAACCATCTTGTCCAGTAATGCCTGTAATTAATGCGCGTCTCATTGCAAATTATTTCCTGCTATGCGAGAGAAGTTTTTATGCTTCTCAAAGCGTATGATGTCTTTAAACTTGTCTTGCAGAATCTCACCCTTGTGAGATATGATGAAGGTATTAGTATTATCTAGTGACTGTAGTAGCTTCAGAAAATCATCGCAGCCGTTTGTATCAAGCGATGCATCAAATACCTCATCAAGCAAAAGCAAATTGGTGCTAGCACTATTTTTCATCTTAGCGATTGCGCGCCAAGTAAATAATAGAGCAAGGTCGATTCGCATTTTCTCACCTTCGCTAAAAGAGTCATAGGTAAAGTCATCTCTATGTCGTGATAGCAATTTTTCTTCGAAGGATTCATCAAGTTCAAATTTGACAAAGAAATCCATCATGGCCAAATATTTGTTCACTAGCGAATTGATAATTGGAATGTATTGCTTTATGATACGAGATTTAATACCAGAATCGCGCAGGATTACAGTCGCAACTTCAAGAAGCTCCTTCTGCTTCATATGTTCAATCTTGCGATCATTAGCAGCTTTAAGTCGAAGCCTTAGATCATCAAGTGTATCTTGATCGGTGACTATACGCGGCTTTAGTAAATCTGCTATCTGACGCTGTAATGTCTTTATCTCGCGATTATCTGCGGCAATCTCGGTATTGATATCGACTATGCTGCGATTTAGTTTTTCGATGCGATCAACCTTAAGCTTAGTATCATTTATACTAATGCTCAAGGTATCAATATTAGAAGATAATTTTTCTAATGCTTGTTCGACTTCCGTAATTGTCGATTGCTTACTTGCGATCTTCTCAGTCTTGAGGGCCTCACTAATTATCTGAGAGCATGTTGGACAATTATCATTTTCACTATAAAATGTAACCATCTTTAAAGCTTTGCTACGCTTCTGACCTAGATTCTTTTCCAATTCATTAAGCTTGGTCATGCGCTCACGCAATAGAGATATATCAACCATATCAGAGGTTTCATTTGTTATCTTGGCCATCAAATCTTCGATAGAACCAGATTGGGTATCAATTCGATCTTGCAGAAATTTGATGCTATCCTCAAGCTTCTCTATGGTATCAGCTTTGATCTTTTCATCATGATCATCGCGAGATTTCTGTATGCGAATCATATCTTCGACTGAAGAAACTTCTTTGTCAGCTAATACCAATTCGCTTTTGTTTGCACTCACACGATCTTTAAGGAGAGAAGACATGGTAGAAAACACGCGGATATCAAGCAGGTCTTCAATCACCTCGCGACGAGTTGATGTCGGTAGCTGCATGAAAGGCACGAATGATGATGAACCTAGAATCACGATCTGTGTGAATGATTTCATATTCATTCGCAGAATGGTGCGCTCTAGCATTTCTTGCTGATCACGAGATGCAGCAAGTTGGTCCATCATTTGTCCATCGCGATGGATTTCAAATACGGTTGGTTTGATACCTCTGCGAATCAGATAAGAGCTACCGGCAACATTAAATTCAATCTCAACTTCAACATCACGGCCATTGATCGAATTAGCTAATTGGTCTTTCTTAATTTTACGAAACGGCTTGCCATATAGACCAAAGCACAGAGCATCTAGAATCGTCGATTTGCCAGCACCGTTCGTACCGACAACCAAAGTATTTTGATTGCGATCTAATTCAACCTCTGTGAAAGCATTTCCAGTGGATAGAAAATTCTTCCACCGAACCTTTTTGAAATGAATAGCCATATTATTCAGATGACTCCATCAGTATAGCCTCATTATAAAGTCCACGCATTAATTTTTCAAGATTAGGTTTGTCAACACCAATCTCAAGTGCTTGAATATATTTTGACAGTATTGTTAAAGTATCTTCGGCCTCACTCAATAATTCATCATCACTAATCACATCCATATTACGATGATCTTCAACTATGCTGACATCGAGAGGCGACATCGCGTATATCTTACCCATAAACAAATCAAACCAATATGGATTTGTTTTACCTTGAACAATAACTTTAACATGTTTACCTGACATATCAGGCATAGATTCAGTAAGCTTTTCTAGCGTCTTACCTTCATCATCATACCAAACCTTCTTAAAAATGGTCATATGATTTTGCACAAATTCTAATTCTCGTGTCTCAGTATCAAAAATATGAAACCCACGAGGATCAGCGCAATCAGACCAAATCATTTCATAGGGTGCACCAAGATAATGAATATTACCTTTGCGCGACATGTGATGATAGTGACCGGAGAATACCATGTCAAACTTATCAAATGTGATAGGCTCAAATCCTTCATGTGAAGGCATACCGCGATACATGTCAAAGCCTTTGACTTCAAGATGACCCATGGCCACTTGAGCCTTAGTATTCTTGATCAAATCAATACTAGCTTGATAGTTTTCTTGATTGATCCAAGGTAGAAATAGCATATCGGATCCGCCAATAGTAACTTCAGCCGGATCCATGTATAGATTTATATTATCATTACCAGCAAATAACTCACGCATTGCATTGATATCATTTGTATTCTTATATGGAATATCATGATTACCAACGAGAATATGAGTATCATAATCGACCAAACGATCGATAAAGCATTGCCGCATACGCCTCAAAGTGACATATGATATAAATTTGCGGCGATCAACTATATCACCTAGATGTAATATAGTTTTAATGCCTCTGGATTCTAGGGTAGGAAAAAATAGCTCATCATAAAACCTCACAAAATAATCGAGGAAATCCGAGCTATCATTTCTAGCGCCAAAATGGGTATCTGTGACTATTGCAACTTTCATACAGCCATCATATCACGTCTTGTTCTACCTTGTCAATGGTTTTCTTACGTTTCTTTCTGTTTCGCCTGCTCTCATCAAAGCTGGTCATGAATTTTTCCATTTGCTCTTGCGACCATTCACCGTAGCTAACATCATCATTGAATCTAGACCCAGACCGCTTGTCAGATTCTTGAACATCACTTGTCTCATCCATGAGATTTGCTCTCTCAATGGCCGCATATTTTGTATAAAGATATTTCTTTTCTTTTTGAATGCGTCGAATAAAAGCAAAATAGATTATCTGCGTGAAGTATGCAAATGGGTTCTGAGACTTACCTGGGTCAAAATTACCAATATATTGCAGACAATTTTCGATGCCGTCTGAAATCATTTCCTCACGAAATGGATAGTTTGAGAAGTTAGGCTTGAAGGCTAGATGCGTCGCAATCTTCATGATACACTCGCCGATATAGAAAGGCACTCGCGGTTTTTGTTCACCCTTCTCTATTGCTTCAGTTACCGCCTTGCGGTATTCAACCATGGCTGCGTATAGGTCTGCGTTCTTAACATAATGTTTTTTGCTTGACATTTTATAATCTCCTGGTATAATAGGCCTTGCCGTTTACAGGGTATACTATATTACTCTTTAAGTTTTATGGTATGCATCTCATACTTAAACCCTTCTTGATTATACATCTTGATGCGTTCGATCAAGTGGTTCAAAGTATAGTTTCTGCTAGTTTTGCTTGACATATCATCGGCTACATCAAATAGTGTGCAAGAGTCTTTGGTATCACCTTTGCGAAGGCCACGGCCGATAGATTGCAAGGTACGCACTCGACTCTTAGTTGGGCTAGCAAAGATTACATTGTGTAGATTACGAATATTAATACCAGTGCTAAACGTACCATAAGATGCTATGATAATATTGTTATCGCCAGACTCTGCTAATGTGCGAATACCATCACGATCTTCTGCTTCTGTGCCACCATGAACAAAAGATACAATCTTGCCTCGTTCATCAGCTTTAGCCGATATCATTTGGTTTAATATCTCACCGTGTTTTTCAACCAATGCATATAGCACTAGAGTATTACCATTGAGCGACAAGGCTAGATTACGAATGAATTTGTTTCTAGCATCGCTTGATACTATTCGATCAATTTCATCTTGGTAAGATGCATCTTTTGACAAAGGTTCGGGATGCTTCAATACCAATACCTTGATTGCTAAATCTGCAACATGGCCCGCATCCATCAAGTCTTTGGTCTTGACCAATCTTTCAATCTTACCAAATAGACCTTCTAGAACAAGTTCATTGACTTCAGAACCATCTAAGGTACCAGTCATACCAAATCTATATTTTGTTGAAGGCATCTTAGTCATTAGAGTAATAAGACTCTTAGCCTTAAAAAGATGTGCTTCATCACCGATAATCGTATCAAACTGAGAGAAAAATTCTTCACCCATCTCATATACGGACTGCCAAGTAGATACTGTAACTCCGTCTACAGCTTTCTTTTCTTGACCGCCTCTGATGCCATGTATCTGACCGATATATCCGTAGTCTTGAAAATCCTTGACCATCTGAATAACCAGAGATACTGTAGGCACCACAATTAATGTGCGACCGCCAAACCATTGTGATATAAGATATGCGACCATGGATTTACCGCTGGCCGTAGGTGATATGAATACAGCACGGCGCATACGAATGGCTAATGCAAGCGCGCGTATCTGATAATCTCTAGGCTCTACTGGTAGCTTTAGGTCGCGAATAAAATCTTGGATTTCGACTAATGATGCTTCATCTTCTGAAATAAGATCATCATCAACTGATACATCATAACCAGATTCTTCTAAAAATGATCTAACACTATGGGCTAGCCCTGCATACATTGTATAATTGCGAGCATTGAATAGACGAACTTTACCGTCCCAGACTTTGCTTCTATAAGTCGGCATGAATTTTGCGCCAGGTACTTCAAAGGTATATTTTTCTGATACCTCTCTTGCAACAGAACCTGAGCATTGCAGGCGCATGGTTGATTCATCGATTTTGAGAATATGTACCTGCTCGGTCATTTCATACCTACGGTTAGCTTGCGCCAGTCAATTACATTTTTGATCTGGAAGCCTCGATTGTTTATCGATCTCATAATCTCCTCAAGAACCATCACACATTCTTGATGAAGACCCAGCATTGACTCAAGACGTATCATGGCTGCATCATTATTCACTCGCTCATCAATATCACCTCTTATGACGCGCTCCATGAATTGCTCACGACCTAGCTTTTCAAGTTCGTCTTGAGTGGCCTTGCCTGAATAATAAGCAATCAGCAATCGTGTAAGCGTCTTTTTGTTAGCGATTAGCTCACGAACTTTAGCACGCTCTTTTGAAAGCAGCGCCAAATATTTTCCATGAAGCATTGGGACCTTGATGCTCTCAAGGTCCAAATTTAGGTCATCCAATTTCGTGTCGATAACCCACATGTCGAGAATGTCTTGTGTTTTCATCATCTAGCCATAATACCAGGTTTCTAGGCAAATGTACAGAACTAAATGCGTTCTAATGTATATTTTCTGTAAGAAAATGTAGCTGTAGCTTCAAGATATTCAACATCATTGGCCATTGATGTAAATCTAAGTGCTGACAAGCTAGTAGGAAATGCATCACTAAAGAAAGCATTCAATCCGGGATTTTTATGACTTGTCAATACTGTTAGCGTAGCATCTGAGGTAAGAGTCATTGCGCTACCTATTGTATTTGGTGTCGCAAGAGGTGAAGATGCGGATAGATCACGAAGCTGCTTTAGTGTATTCGGGTGACCAAGACCCTCAAGCCAGTTAACCATCTCAATATAATTTTTCATATCTTCATCGACACGAAATGTGATGGTCAGAGGATCATATGCAATCTTATCACCAGGCCTTACTAATGTACCTACTGGTGTTGGTGTATTGATTGGTGTCATACTAATCGCAGGGATATCGACCGACTGGCAGAAATAATTGACCATCGGTAGACGACGAAGGGTAAACTTAAACCCTAACGGCGAAAGATAATTCAAATTGGTAGGTTGGTCTGTTATGGTGCTCATCGATTCCTCCCTACCTATTTAGGCGCCGCACAAAAAGAAACTCCGCAGATTTCTCTGCGGAGCTCTCTAACACTAATCGTGTTCTGATGAATTACATCAGGTTTGTCACGGCGACAAAGCGATAGTAGATGTTTGCCTTCGCATCGCCGAATGAACCGATTGAACCATCAGCATTTGACGTAGCAAACGGATTGGCCACAATACCGTAACGAGTCTTGAAGCCAATCTTCGGCTGGAATGTATCCTGACCGATAGCGCGCACCATCTGGAGCGGCACATACGGGCAGTAGAACAGACCGGCATCGAAGGCTGAAGAACCCTTGTAGCCAACTGTCAGATACTGCTTGCCAGTTGATGATGAGAAATACGGGTCGATATAAACGCGGATGCGGCCGTTAAGCACACCAGCGAATGTGTTACCCGTGTCATCAACCTGAAGGTTCGCTGACAGAGCAGGTGTATAGTCAAGCACACCAGCCATTGACAGAGCTGAAGCAACGTCTGATGAGCAGATCATCACGTTGCCCTTACCGCGACGAGTCGCCTTCGCGATTTGGTTAGCTTCACGCTCGATCTGGAACAGCAGACCCTTGAACTTTTCAACCATCCAACGACCGTTGGAGTCAACGTCGAGGTTG